ATTTGATATTATTTTTTAATCCTTTATTTATTCTATCTCTAAGCGTTACAGAAAGTTTGAATGATACATCATTTTGTTTTCTAATTTTTTGATAATCTTTGTGATAATTAGGATTACGTTTATCCCAATTTTTATTATTCTGTTTTCTATTTATTGGATTATTTATTATCCAGCTTTTACTACGAGCTTTACATAAATCAGCATTTTCTGAATAATATTTTCTATTATAATTATCTTTATAATCAGGATTTAATTCGTGCCATCGATTTAAATTCTTTTGTATTTTCTCTGGATTATTTTTACGATATTGTATATTAGCAAGTTTACAACATTTTTTACACTCAGTACTTAAACCATCCCATTTGGATTTATTTTTATTAAATTCACTAATCGGTTTAGAAATTTTACATTTAGAACAAACTTTAGTAACTTCTTGAATCTTCTCTTCCATTTTGACATACTCCTTATAAATATTTGAGCAGGACAGCAAGTAGTTTACTCCGCTTGTTTCAAGGTGATTGCAAGTCCCTTGATTACTGCTCTTTTAATTATTTAGTAAAATGCCTTGCAATTCAAGTTAAGTATGATAATCTTATATGAAGAAAGAGAAAATAAATTATGACAACAATATATACACAAGACGAAAAAGATACTGATCTAAATAAAATGGAACGTTTAATAAATAAATTGACGATTTTACAATTAGAAGATGAAATTCGTAGATTAGAAGGGTTGCGTAAATTAAACGATCCATCATGAATCCAGAACAGAAAGTAAATTAATATGAGTAGAATTTTCTATGATACAAGTGCAAATATGTGGAAAGTTGCTGATGCATTGTTAAACGATATTAAAAATTTACCAGAAACATCTGACACAAGACCATCACCAAAAGATGATACACCTGTTACAGCCTTTGATGGTACGACAGCAATAAAAATATTAGTCACTATAAATAATGTTACATTATGTACGGAACTATCTATAGGAACAGTTCAGGATATGTTAGTCATGGATTCTACAATAGACCTAGAAAAGATGTTTGGTAAATGTGTACTTGAACATATTAATGCTTTGACGAAAAGACATTGACACAACCCTATAATATGATATGATGTTCGTATGTACAGAAATATAGTATACAGTAATTATAACAAAGATATCACACTTTGGACTTGGGATTCAGAAGGTAATAGGGTTATGGAAAAATACCCCTTTAAACCTTATCTTTATGTAGATGATCCCAATGGTAAAGATGGTGTGTCTTTATATGGAGCAACACTCCGCAAAATGGAATTTGCTGATAAAAGACTTCGTGATAAGTTTTGTTTATCAACTGCAAAAGTTTATGGTAAGCTTCCACCTGCCCAACAATTCCTCATTGATAAGTACAACGGTCAAAATAAAAAAGACGATTTCGATCTTTATCCATTGAAAATTTATTCAATCGATATTGAAACATATTCTGTCAATGGATTCCCCGATCCTAAATTAGCAAATGATCCAATCACTCTTATTAGTATACATAATTCAATTGATGATGGTATTTACACCTTCGCATTAGGTAATGATTATCATACATCTGATGATAAGGTTATCTATAAGTGTTATGAGACAGAAGAAGAAATGTTAAAGGCGTTTATCAAATTCTGGCGTAAAGACTTTCCAGATGTCGTAACAGGTTGGTATATTGATGGATTCGATATTCCATACATCTGTAATCGTATCAATAGAATTTATGGCGAAGATGATGCTTGTAATCGTTTATCACCAACTGGTAGAGCTTGGAAACAAGATAATGTTAAAAAGCGTTTGCAGGATTATGATCAACTTTGGACAATCGAAGGCATCAGTATTCTCGACTATCAATACGTTTATAAAGTATTCACCAGAGAAAAACGTGAATCTTATTCATTAAATGCTATTGGTGAAGAAGAATTAGGTTCAGGTAAATTACAGTATGATGCTGTATCTTTAAGTGAACTTGCTACAAAAGATTGGCATAAATTCGTAGATTACAATATTCAAGATGTAAAACTTCTAGTAGAATTAGAGGCTAAATTGAAGTATTTGAAGACTTGTAGATCACTTTCATATAAAGGATTGGCAGGTTTACCTGCTAGTGTAAGCACTATTGCCATTGTAGACGGTCTAGCGACACAACAAGCTTTACTTGATGGTAAGATACTACCAACCTTCAAGAATGGTGGTAAAGAGGATTTTGGTGGTGGTTTCGTGCGTCCTACACAAGAAGGATTACATAAATCTATTCTTTATTACGATGCAGATTCTTTGTATCCTAATACGATTGTAACGTTAAATATTTCACCTGAAACTAAATTGGGTAAAGTGCTTCGAATGGATGTTGAAAAAGATGAATACGAGTTCATGACTACATCTGGCAGAAAGCATACGTTCAATAAAATGCAGTTTGATGAATATATTAGACGAGAGGAAATTTGTATTTCTAAGTCCAATATTATGTTTACACAGAAGACTAGAGGTATTTTCTCTGAAATTATTGAAGAGATTTATGCAGAACGTGTAAAAATCAAAACCGAAATGAAGCGTATTAGCGATCTAAACGCAACCCATCCTGATGATGTTATTAAGAATAACTACCAGATGGAACAGTTGGATACTGCACAATATACTATTAAGATTTTGCTTAATCGTATTTATGGTTATTTCGCACAGGAACATGCAGCTTTATATGACATTGATCTAGCTTCCTCAGTTACTTTAACTGGTCAAGCAGGTATTAAAATTGCAGCAAAATTCGGTAATGATTATCTAGTAGCCAAAGGTGGTTTGGAATATGATAGTGTAATCATGGGTGATACAGATAGCGTAGTGTTTGGTATTCAACCCATCCTAGATGCTAAGAAAGAACCATTCTTTATTGGTGATAAGATTAATCCATACGTCTTTGAACTTGCTGATGGACTTGGAAAAGAAATCGATACTGTTGTTAGAGCATGGGCTAAAGATGAATTACATTCAACCCATTGTACCTACCACTTTAAACGTGAAAACATTTCCAGTTCAGGTATCTTCTTGGGTAAGAAAATGTACATTTTGAATATTATTCAAGACGATAAGTATAAAATCGTTGACAAATTCAAATATACTGGTGTAGCTGTTGTTAAAGTTGCTACCCCAAAGAAAGTTAAACCACTTATCAAGAAAGCTATTCAATCCATTATTAAAAGTGGTGATAAGAAGGCTGTAAATAAAATCATTAAAGATACATGGGAAACTTATCAGACGTTTTCAATTGAAGAGATGTCTTCTGCTAAATCATTGAATAACTACGACAAATATTTAGAAAAGTCTTGTGATCTTGTTATGGGTAAGGGTACACCTGCACAAAATAAAGCTGCAATTGCATATAATTTGTTATTGAAACGTTATAAATTAGAAAATAAGTACGAATCTCTTAAAAGTGGGGATAAACTTAAATTCTTTTATGTACGATCTAATAAATGGGGATTAAGTGCAATATCATTTCCTTACAAATTTCCAGAAGAGTTCAAGAAAGACTTTAATATTGATACACAGAAGATGTATATTAATACATTATTAAATCCCATTAAGGCTGTTTTTGATGTAATTGGTTGGGAAATTAAAAATCCAACTAATGAAGAAAAAATTGATTTATTAGACTTGTTTGGGGCTTGAAAAACACCAAACTGATGATAAGATATTGTAAAGGATAAATTAAGTATGACAAAAGAAAATCATGTAATGTTTGTAGACACGTTGGGTAGATTATTGCTTGGTAAGTTACCCGTAACCGAAGGTGAAGAAGGTTCTGATATTGTGAAGATCAAGAATCCTGCTATTATTCATGCGACACATAAACAAGAGGGTGGATTGACTATTACAGTTATTCCTATTGTTTTCCGTGAGTTCCTTGCCGATAAGGATGAAGCGACTATGTTTAATTATGCAAGATCATCAATCAGTATTGCCGATGCTCCTATTTTGGATGCAAGAATTATTGGACAGTATGAGAATATGTTTGCTCCTGTTAAAGATATGATCAATGTTCCTCAACTCGCCCCTCCACCTGCAAATCAGAGTGTAGTACCTAAGACTCAACCGATTATCAATTTATTTGATAAGAAGTAAGGTGTATTATGGCTTGTAAGACTTGTGGTAAAGGTAAACCGAAAGAGAAACCAAAGACCGTTAATACAAAGAACATCAAAGATATTGTTAAACAGATAAAAGAACAAAGAAATATACCCGAAGGTAAATGCGGGTTTTGTGACTAAAGGAAAAATATGGCTAAGAAAAAACAAGTAGAAGAAGAAGTAACAATGAGTGATAAAGAATCCGCTAAAATATTAGCTGATGCTATGGGATCAATCGATAAACTTAATCCTGATGCAACTGAACTAAGTGAGGATTCTTTATCGAATGTTAATGATTGGATTGATACTGGATGTTATTCATTAAATGGTATCATATCTGGATCATTATTTGGTGGTATTCCTGTAGGTCGTGTAACTGGTATCGTGGGTCTTTCTGGTACTGGTAAAACTCTTATCATGAATAAGATTATGGCTAACGCTATCAGAAAGGGTTACAAGCCTGTTTATTTTGATTCAGAGAGTGCATTAGACCATCTTACAGCAGAACGTCTTGGTTGTGATATTACTAAGATTAAACACTGTCCAATTGAGTTCATTGAAGATTGTAAGAATCAAATTGTTACACTTTTAAGTAAACTTATTGAAGCTAATATGAAGCGTAAAGTTATCGTATTTATTGATTCTTTAGGCAATCTTGTAACAAGAAAAGAAGTTGACGATTCTCTTGAAAATAGTGGTGCTAGTGATATGGGTTCAAAGGCTAAGATGTTAGGTAGTCTTATTAGACAAGTTACACATAAGGCAGCAAAAGCAGAAGTTCCTGTAATTTTTTCTAATCATTTAATTATGAATCCTGCTGAAAAGTTCCCTAATATTGTCAAATTACAACCCGGTGGTTTGAAGTGTACCTACTTGCCATCTATTGTATTACAATTATCTACTACAACTGAAAAGGTTGAAGATATGGCAGAAGATAATAAAGCTTCCAAATTATCAGAAAATATTTCTGGTGTACACTTGAGAGCTTTGACTACTAAGAATCGTTTTGCCCCACCTTTTGTGGAAACTACTATGATGCTTAATTATAAGACAGGTTTAAGTAAGTATATCGGATTACTTGAAATGGCTAAGAAATTAGAGCTATTTACTAAAGATGGACATCAATACGTTATGGATGGAGTTAAGATTGGATTCGCCAAGAACTTCCAAGACAGCGCAGAATTTTGGGAAAACGGCCCACTTCAAAAATTGGATGTTTTAATCAAAAAAGAACTTACTTATTCAAATGAAAATCTTACAAAGATACAGGAAGAAGTGGAGAAGCAAGGATAACCCTTGCTTTTCTCTCCAATCTGTAGTATTGTATAAAGATATGAAATTTGAAAGGTTACATGATTAAACTAGACAAAAAGTTGTTCGAATATGTGATTTGTAAAAATGCCATGTTCGACGCAGAGTATTTGAGTTCCATCGTAGATCATTACAATCCACTTTATTTCGATAATGAAGATGTTCGATGCATCTTATCGATTATTGTTGATTTCTTTGGTAAACACAACAAAATACCCAACATGACTGAAATCAAAGTCCTTTTGACTGATGATACACAAAAGGAACACATTAGAAGTCTTTTAGCTATTTTGAAGACCATTGATGATGCTAAAGATTATAACGGAGATGAATTGATCGAAAATACCGAACAATTTCTTCGTGAACGTGCAGTTTATATGGCATTGTTACGTACCACTGAGAATTTATCAAACTCCAATATTATTGATACAAGTGCAATCTTAGAGACTTTCAATCAAGCTTGTACGATTTCTTTAGTCGATGATCTTGGGTTTGATTACTTTGAACGTGTTGATGATCATCTTAATGATTTGAATAAACCAAATAATGTAATTCCTATTGGATGGAGTTTTATTGATGAACGTATTGGTGGTGGTATTCAGGCAGAAGGTAAGGCATTATATGTCTTTACGGGATTTACTAATGTAGGTAAATCAATCTTTCTTGGTAATATTGCTATGAATATCGTCAAACAAAATAAGGTAGTTTTACTTATAAGTCTTGAAATGTCTGAACAGATGTATTCAAAACGTATTAGTAGTTCAATTTCACAAATACCTTATTCGATTATTCATGAACATGTGGACGAATTAAAGACCCACATTATGACGTTCAAAGATAATCATAATGCTAAATTAATCATTAAGGAATTTCCTACCAAAGGTGTTACAGTTAATCATCTTAACAGTTATATCAGCAAATTAATCAAGCGTGGTATCAAACCTGATGTATTGGTTGTAGATTATGTAAATCTTTTCAAGAGTAATAAGAAAAATGTCGGCCTTTATGATGAAGTAAAAGATATTGCCGAACAACTTAGAGGAACTACATACAAGTTTAAATGTCCTTGTATAACAGCTTCACAGTTAGGTAGAAGTGCGGCAGGTGTTTCAGAACCGGGTATGGAAAAGACTTCTGAATCTATTGGTTTACCTTTTACGGCTGATGCACAATTTTCTATTTGGAGTGAAGAGGGTGATAAACAAGCAGGATTAATCCATTTAGGTATTCAGAAGAACCGATTTGGTGTTAATTTTGGTCATACCACATTAGATATTGTATATGAGACTTTAACAATTAAAGAACGTCCAATATTCACAACTATGACTAACGCTACTGTAAAATCATCTGATGATACAATTGATGATATTCAAAAAGCATTATCAGCTTCTAAGACTCCTATACCAGCGAAAGCCCCTACATCAGTATCAACTGATCCAACTGATCCCTTGGGTTTACCATATTAAATTTATGATAAAAAGTACTTGAAAAGTGATGTAGAAAGTATAAATAGTTACATGGAAAAAGATAATGCTATAAAGCCTTTTATGAAAGATTGTCCTGTCGTTCTTTTAAGTGAACGAGAGTACGAAAAATCATTAATGAAATTTGGCAGTTTCTTATACCTAATAAATAATAAAAATATAAACCCAACGTTTATCTTCATAAATTTAGTAAAAGAAGAGAAACTACAAAAAATATTCATGGAAATTACAGGGGCAAACACCCTAACAGAAATACTACAAAAGTTATTGACATTTTACCCGAATTTGATAAAGTCAAAGATGGTAAAGGAACAGTGTATAAAGATTGTTAAAAATAAACAACGAAATAAACAGAGAGCAAAAAATGCTAACAGACCTACAAAAAACTATTTACAACACGCATCTAGCAGCAAGTCGTTCACATCAAAATAAACCGTTCACTATCCGCAAAGATTTTGAGAATTTTGAAACAGAAAAATCAGAAGAATACTTAGCTATTCTAAAGATTGAACAGATTATCAAGACTAGTAATTTAAATACCAAGGTATACATTAACGCCCCTTATCTCGTTTATGCTGATACCAAATATTTTGATTTACCATTTTACACCACACAAAAAGCTATTAAAGCTTATACCGTTCATATTAAAAGTATGCAATTTAAATTACCCGATGATAAGGAACAATTGGAATTTATTAAAGATTCTCTTATTTTCATTAAAGATTATTGCATCAAAGAAGGTATAGTATTAGATAAGTATTTCTCACAAATGGAAGGCATTGCACCTGCATGGGCAAACCATATTGTGACATACAAACTATCAATCTATCTATTTATTGGTTTCGAACTTTTAGGGGTTCCTATACGAGATATCATGTATGATTTACATCCAGATGATAGAGAGATGTATCTAGGTAACATAGATGAAACGTACCCTAGATATAAAGCGAATATAAACAATTCAATTATAGCTAAAAAATTGATAAAGGAAGGGGTGGCACGAATAAACACATTGATTAGTGCAGAATGTTTACCGTTCTAAAAAGAACAAAAATAAATAAAGTTTGGACTTGAAAAGTCCTAAAAAAATGATATGATCTTAATATAGATCGAACAAGGTATAATAAAAGAAAGAAAAAGAAAAAGGAAATTATGATTAATTACGAAGAAATGTTGAATAATATTGTTAGTATTAAAGAGAAGATGAACGATGGTATCACCAAGCATATCTTGAAAACAGATACAATTGGTAATGTTATCACAGGAAGATTGCTTCCTAACATTAAAGATATAGACCCTGAAACAGGAGCAATTCCTACTGAATATTCTTACTACTGCCATTTCGTGCGAAGTAAGATTGACAATTCTAATATCTATGTGAATTGTTTAAATACTCTTGGTAATCCCTGCCCTATCTGTAAAAAGAGTATTGAAATGTGGAAAAGTGGTGACGAAAGTAAGAAGAAACGTTCCGAAGGTATTCGTCGTCAACACAACTTCGTTACTAACTTTTATGTTATTAATGATGTGAAGAATCCTGCTAATAATGGTAAGGTTATGTTGCTCAAGTATGGTAAACAGATCGATATGAAGATCAAGGGTGCGCTTGAGGGTGAACTTGCTGAGTTTTATGGTAAACGTATCTATAGACTTGATGAACAAGGTTGTACGTTTATGATTAAGGCTGAGAAGAATGCTGATAATAAGAATAGTAAAAATTCTTATGTCACGTATACAAATTCAACCTTCTTACCTGCGGGTCCGATTGTTGGCATGACACCGGAGAAGATGAATGAGATTATGTCAGCTACTCATTGTTTGTCTGCACCTCACAAGGTTTGTAAGACTCCCCAAGAGCTTATTGATCTTTTGAATAAGCATTATTTCATTAATGATGTTCAACAGACATCAAATGCTGATGTTGAGACATTCACTGGTAATGTTGGCAGTTCTACTGCAACTTCCACTGTAACCACAGAGAAAAAGAGTGATACAGTTAGTGTTGATGAAGCTACCTTAGATGATATGATTAAGGAATTGGGTTAAATATGAACCAAGACGACCTAACTGATTTACTTGCTTTAGGTGGTGCTGTCAGTCAACAGATCAATGCTTCAAATAGCATGAGAATGGAATATGACAAAGCCATACCTAGATTAGACCCAAGAAGATTAATTCAGGACGCTACAGGGGGGTTTGGGCAACCAACCCCCTCTCATTATCAACATAATGGTAATTCTGTGCAAATGACTAACGCACCTGCCATTATTAATGATGTTGACTTTAAAGAAGTGCGTGTATCTCCTATGATGGGATTAATACCCGTAGATGAGGCTTTAACGGATGATATGCGTAAGAGAGGCATCACTGGTGCAGATTTTGTTAATAGAGGCACCACAGGCACACCAGCCCACTTACAAGCTGCTAGAATAGCTGGTAATATACAACCTGTAATTAAAGAAGATAAAGATCAAATGCAGTTTACTTTCTTGGAAAAACTTGATAATCCTCGTAAGCAAACCCAAATGGAATATTTTGATGAAAAATTCTTATTACTCGATGTAAAACTTGATAAGATGATGGAAAAACTTAACATCTTACTTGGTAAGAAGAAAAAGATTTAATATGACACCCGATGTAACAAATCCAGAAGCAGATTTAGAAGCACTTTATCGAATTGCTGGAAGTCGATTGAAAAATCCACTAAAGCCACTTGATAAATCAGTAAAGCATGATATGATGGATATCAAAGTGATGAAGGAAAGTATCAAAGATTTAACTGAGCGTGTTGAAAATTTAGAAAGAATATTACGTAAATCTACAAAGAATGTAAAAGCAATGCAAGTTAACAATCAAAATCCAACCCCAAAGAAGAAAGTTTAAAATGGAAATCATTGTCAATAAGAAGACGATTCTTACGAAGTTTTTAATCCCTATTAGTAAATTTACCGATCAGGCTACTTTAACGCTTACAAAAGACTCAATTCATTGTGTGTCATATTCTACAAGCGAAAAACAAACTGTAATTCTTTACACCAAATTAGATGTAAAGACTGATACTACAGAAAATGAAATCATTCTTAATATTGGTAGCGTAAAACGCCTTATCAATGCTTTTAATTGTATTTCAGAAGATATTATAAAGCTTATTATTGACAGTAATAGCATCAGTTATATATCAGCTAGTACGAACTTCAAGTTTCATTTGAAAGAAGATGGAACAATTGAAAAGGCTCCTATTAGTCTCGATAAGATTGCTCAAATCCAATATAATACTTGGTTTACACTTACAAATGATAAGATCAATGAAATTCTTCAAGCATCTAACTTTAGTGCAGAAACCAATAAGGTTTACATCTATCTCAAGGATAACAATCTTTATGGTGAAATGACAGATAAGACGATTCAGAATCTTGATAGTATGACAGTATTACTTAGTGATGCTGTTATGGGTGATAGATTGTCCGAAATGATTGCTTTGAAGATAGATATTTTCAAGATCATCAGCACACTTAAAATGCCTACATTAACTGTAAAGATCAATACTAAAGGCGTAATCATGTTTGAGATTAAAGAAGCAGATTTTTTACTTCAATATATAACCAGTTCGTTAGTAAAATAAGGAATCTATGATAACTAAAGAAGAAATATTATGTGGTAGTAGAGATGAATTAATTGAGTATTTTCATAACAACTTCAAATTTAGTGATATTGTAAATCCTTTTGGTGTAATTTATTATTTTATGCCTGAATTTGGTAGTATCGAAACCCAAGTTGATAGAATTAAAAACTCAGGAGTTATATTTTTTAATAAAGCTTATAAGAATCAAGATTACAGCATTGATGATGTCATTATACAAAAATTTTGGGTGTTTGTAAGAACACCTAAGACAAACGATGCAGATGCATCACATTAAACATAAACCGCAAATAGAAAGATACACATGAAGACTATAGTAAAAAAGACAGTTAGAAAGACACGCAAGATTGCTAAGAAGCATAATGTTAGAAATAGCATTGGTCGTTTTACCAAGCAATTGAAACGTGACCGTCTTGGTCGTTTCACTTAAACCATTAACCCCTAACAAAGAAAGGATAATATTATGAGTAGTAAACCCACAACATGCGGATATTTTATGATGCGTATGAGAGATAGTGGATACCGTGTTGAAAAGGTATTCGAAGACTATGCTCCAACTGATCCTAGATCATGGACAGTAGTGATTGATCCCGGTTTCGCCACAATCTTCTGTACGTGTTTTATAAATCGTACTGACTTAGGTGATAATCACTTTGAGTTTTATGATGGTGGTCAATTCTTACCCAATATTAAAGTTAAGACAGCATCAATTGATGTCTTGATTGAAACATTGGTTAAGTACGGCATTAATCATAAGGTTGGTAATTACGAAAAGTTTGCCAAAACCTGATAGTAAATGATAAATAGTTAAGGAGTAGGAGTTATGAATATGACCAGAAAGAAAAAAATTTCTAAGGATGTAGTTAAGACTCCTATTCCTGCTATTACCGCTACAGATAAACCTAAACTATCTGATACTGAAATGAAATCTTTTACGGAATTTGTTAAGAAAATTAATCTTAAAACCCCTAAATCAGAAGAAGGTGAAATTAAACATCTTAATAACATGATAAAAGAATACACAAGTTGTTATCTATTATTAGGTTATAATACAAAACATGAGGCATTTGTGTTGTCACATGTGAACCATATGCAAGATTCCAATGCTATTGATGAATTATTACGTCAAGTATTCATGAATAATATGGATGGTACTGATGGTAATCAAGAAGAAGACGAGTAATCGTACTTACATTTTAATCAATTTTATTAACTAGGTCGAGTAATTGACCTAGTTTTTTTGCTTTGGTGTATAAATAATTACAAGGAATATTAATATGGAAAAGGATTTTGGAATATATGTAGGTGTTTGTGTGCAAAATAATGACCCCGAAATGCGTGGTCGTATTAAGATATATATTCCTCAATTATCACCAAATATTACAAGTTTGAATATAAATGTAGATAAATTCTTCAATTTTATTGATAAGAATAATCCAGATATTACCTCTGCACTTACAGATTTAAAAGAAATACTTCCTTGGGCTGAATATGCTGGACCAATGTTTGGTGGCTGTGCTAGTGGTCGTTTTAATGCCTCTAACGGACAAGCTACGACTTCTGATTCAAATGCTTGGGATGGTGACAAGGTTGCTGATGGGGCTAGACCTGCGAACAATTTTGTAGGTTCAGATACGTATCCTGATGCATTCACACAGACAATGGGACAACAAAACCGTAAAGTAAACGACTATGCCTACCAATACACACCATCTAATTATTCAAATTTAGCTAGAGGTGTATTCAGTATTCCTAACGTAGGTTCCCATTTATACACCTTCTTTATTAATGGTGATAGAAATTTCCCTGTTTATTTTGCATCAGCATATAGTGAAGAAGATGTTAAACGCATTTTTACTATGGCACAAGATGTTAATAATAATGCAAGTACTGATTATCCTCAATCCTACGAAAATAGAAAATTAAATCTAAGCGAATCATCCGACTCTAAAACTTTCAGATCAAAAAGCGTATTCAATAGTAATAAACATACAATTGAAATGATCGACACAGATTTAAGAGAAATATTGAAATTTACACATTATTCTGGATCATTTAAAGAATTTAATAATTATTCCACAATTGAATTAGCGACTAATAATGATCAAAAAATGGTTCTAGGTAATCAATTTTTAACAACACAGAAAAATAAGAGCGAGTTTGTAAAGTATGATAACGAACAAATTATTTTTGGCGATCATTATAAAACTGTTGGTAATCCTAAACCCGATGTAGTGAATAAGATTTTAACTATTCAGAAAAACATTCACGAATTAAAGATGTTGTTTGACATGCAAAGAACTTCGTATACAACAATACCAACTAATTTAGATACTGCAACGATACCACAGAAATTTTTATCAATATATCAACAAAAACTTCCAATGATACATAATGTTGTATGTCCAGTTTGTAAAGGTTTGCCATATTTAGCTATCTTTCCTGATCCTTTATACAGATTTGCCCCATTTGGATTGACCACGAATCCAGACCCACTAGGATTAAATAACTGGAAAGAAAACGCAAGATATGGTGGATCGTGTTGGGATCGTACTACAAAACTTACTTTCGATGCAGACGGACATTTAGGATCATCAACCGAAGGTGTTGAAGGTTCTGGTATGACACTAGAAGATATGTTTGGTAGCGCAGAAGCAATGGCAGCAATTTTTGGTCCCGAAGGAGCTAATTCACAATTTATTCCGGGTTGTAACACATACTTTATACCGGGTGTTTCTGATAGTCCATATAATATGTACGGACCACCCTTTACTTGTGAACCCATACCTACACACATTTTAGATGGTTGTTATGGGGTATTTGCAGGACAATTTTGTAAATGTTGTAATCCAAAAGGTCAAATGGTTAAGAATCAATCCGCTGCATACGCACTTGGTATAGGATTATCACCATCATCCGAAGGTACTACATTCTTACCTGAACCAAAGAAGTTACCAAATGGTGCATTAGATCAATTGATTATAACTACTGCACCAGCATTAACCGAATTGGAAAATAGTTTAGGTAGAGGTGGAGATGAGATTATACAAATTACATCTAATAAAATTGAAACTATTGGAACAGTAATGAACGATTTGAAATCCATCAGAATTGACCCTATCGGTAAATTAAAAATTGATGGATGTGTTGTAGCCGCACAAGGTACATATAATAATTTTAAACCTTCTCCACATGTTGAATATGTTGATGTAGTTGATTTACCAGGTGATTATATTTTAACTGCTATGAATAAATATAAATTACTAGTGGGGTCTAAAGGTGTAAATATTCAAACAACTGGACCAATTGATATCTATGGCACAATTGTTAATATCACTGGTGAACAATTAAATATATCATCTGAAAATGAAATTATTGTTGATGGTGGTGAACGTTTAACATTAAGAGCTAGAAAAATAACATTATTACCAGTTGAACATAATGCTGTTGTAGTTGAAGGGCAATTACACGTAACAAGAAATACTATCATACAAGGTGGACTTATGTGTGAAGGGGAAGTTGGTTTATTACATGTTACTGCACCTATTGAATGGCAGAAAACTGAAATTGGTGCTTGGAATTTATTTCCTGATTGCGAACCTATTTTATGTAAGATTAATGGGGAATTTGCTACAGTAATATTACCTACACATTCACATTGGTTCAAAAATATTCCAATAAGATTTAAGCAACATAATGAAGCTGTACGTGAAGGTATGATTGAATTAGGTATTAATTCTAGAAATAAGACAGCAACTTTATTACCTGCTGAATTAGGAGAAGCATTAACCACCACAGGATGGCAGCTTTCATAATTATGAGTACAATTAAGAATAATTTTATACAAAGAAACAACAACAAAAACACTAACAGTTTTTTTGATGCGGGTAAATATATTGACGAAATATTAGCAAATGATAAATATGCATATATCATACCTAATTCTTCATTGTACAATCTAGCCGTTAAACAGTATAATACTAATATCGAAAATACATTAATTCGACCATCAGTACCATCTTGGTTTTGTGGTAAGATTAATCCAGCTACAGGAGAATTGATATCGACTTTAACGGACGAAGAACTTAGAGTTATTGGTGGGGTAAGTCCAACTAATGCAAATACCCAACCACCTTTATCTTCCCTTATAAATTTATGGCCTGTTGATGAATGTTTAAGTACTGGATTACCCGGTTCTACTGGATATAGCACATGTGAATCTGTGGATGAAATAATAGATTCTACTACTGACTACAATAGTTCAGTAGATTCCTATCCACACGAACCAATTTTTATTAAAGGTGATAAACGACATTTCGATGATGTAGTAGGTGATATCATCAGTGGAAATTGGTGGTAAGGAGAAATATGAGTACAGAAAAAGTAACACCAGTTGAACCAACCGAAGTAATAACAACACCAGCAAAACCAGTTAATGCGACTGATAGACTTGGTTGTTTAAAAACTCTAGCAGGATTAAATCAAAGTAAAACTGTTACATTTAAAGAACGTGCAGTAATGTTACGAGATTTAGCAATTAAAAATGCTCAAGTTTATATCAAAGCTTTTGTTGAACAAGTAACTGCACCGATCAACGCAATTATAGATCAATTAGCTGCAAGTTGGGATCAAGCCAAAGCTTTATATCAAGGTAGAAATGAATTAGCTCAACAATTACAAAGAGATGCATTAGAAAAATTACCAGCCATCCCACCAATGGCAAGTGGTGCTGCATCATGTTTAATCAACGGTACAATACCTTTATCTACTGATGTGATAAATCCTGTACAAGACCCTACTAAACCTGTTAATGTTGTCACTACAAGCATTGTAGGTACTATAGAAAGCACTCCACCTAGCAATAATCCAGCTAATATTGGTATATTATCATCTGCTGATTTAATTAAAAAACAACAAGATAGTGATAGTAAATTATTAAAAAGTGAAAAAGCTACGGTTATCTTGAGTAGAATGACGGATTCGCTTAGTGGCTCTCCTAGTGATATGAGAGATACAATTGAATCTGTTAGCGGCAAACATCCTGATCTCGATAGTATTATAGCATTACATCCATTAGGACAACCATATTCAGAATATGCATCTTCTACCATTACGTCATATACACCTGATAAACCATCTTTACCTTTAGGACAATGGAAACAGATAACTACACTATTAGGAGAAAAGGCAGCAAAACCAGAAGCTATTAAACGTAGTATGAGATTTAAATTACCACCAAAAATTTTAGTAGAAATTGACTATGCTTATGATAAAACAAACGAACAGTTATTGAGTAATTTACCTAACGAATTTCAAAAGGGTTCATCACGTATAACTGGTGGTGTAAATGTTAAAGGTGGTACAAAGGCATCAGGATTTCATTTACTAGGTGATAAATCTTACTTAGAAAATCATATACAAAATCCACTATTTCTAACACCATATTTAACTAGTGTATTGGCTGCTATGGGACCAAAAATTTATTTGAATAGAGTATTAACTCCATCCACAGATAATATTACAGTCTCAAAAAACCCATATCAAGATAATGTCGAATTATATCCATGTACTTTAGATGCTAGAGGTAATATTATTAGAGAACCTATTAAAACGGTTAATGAATCTAGTATTAAACCTGTAGTAACAAATTAAGCAACTGTTTTATCGATCTTCAAATCGTCATAACTGTGTAACTTAACTGCATAAACTTCGTTAACATATGAACCATCACCACGGAAGATGTGTTTTACATTTGTTGTAAACCATTGTCCTAAAAGCTTGTAATCCATTTTATTATCACTGAAAGACATACGATCAATACCAATAAAACGTCCTGTTTGTCTAATAGGAAGACCTACAGCCTGAAAGCGCATACACTGGTTAAGGAATAAAGCCCAATGTAACATATCACCAACACCATGACGGATAATAGCATCTTTATCACTTCGTGGGGAATATACAGGTCGGATTGTGCTGTTATCGGTCTTATTCTTATTAATGGTAATCAATGGGTATAAACCTTTAACTAACAAGTTTTTATCGATATACATTGTCTTTACCTTATCAACTATTTTGGTAGGATTACTATCAGCTAAATTAATTGAGAACGTTTTATTCTTAAAGTCATAACTATGTACAGGAGTAGAAACCATAAGACTTGTATTGATATCAGTAGACATATCAACAAATTGGTAAGCCTTAATAAGACCTGAATGGAAATCTTTATCAGTCTGATATTCTTGTGATTTAGGTGCTTTTAATACTGATGTAGAGGGTTCACCAACAAGTTCTTCAAGATACATATGTTCTAGCTGATATTCTTTAGGAATATTCGGACTATTACCAGCACGTTTAAAAAATTCATTTATAGGTATAAAAGAAAATTCACCTGTATCACGTTCTTTATTAAAAATACAAATATCACGTTCATTTAATGGTGCTATTGTAGTGGATTTTTTACTCATATGATGTTGTAACAAATATTGAATATTCTGCCATATATTTTTATCACTATAAGTCGAATAAAATAATTCAGTAGAACCTTCATCAAAATTAGATGAAATAGGAAATCCATGATCAGTTAAAATTGATTTAATTGCAATACCTGTTGGCATTTTACGCTCATCATCTGATGCTTGTGCTGGATCATATGCATCACCCAATTTACGATATGTAGGATTTAGTGTAGATTTAGCTGTAGACCACTGTATTTTATTATCAAGCATTTTTTGATAATCTGCATCCCAAAAATAAAACTTCTTTTTCTTTCCACCTACATCAGCAGAAGTTAAATCTTCTTTATCATAGATTACACAGTGATGTGTCATTACCCATTGTTTCTTAGGTAATTTACCGTCAGGGTCTACAAGATTTATAGTTATATCAAGATAATCTCTACCATCATTTCTAAAAACATAAGGTTTATTAGTTTCAGCATTAAGTTTAAGTTTGGCATCTGGAACTGAATTTGTTAAAGCAGTATTTGATTCCATAACTCGTTCAATTACTTCATGCGGATTTTGATAGATAAAAAAACCACGAATAGGCCAAAAGTGTAAATCATCTTCAATTTCGAGATGATCGATTGCGGCTATATTTAGATACCAAGTTTCACCAGAGGGATTGAATATTTTCAAATCAACCATATAATGTTTACTATTATATTGTTTATAAATTTTACTATTATCTGTAGACATTCTATACCTCAGTCAATCTGGCTAATATACTTTTAACTGTATCAATACGTATGATTTTTAAAATGGTTCCACCTTCGGGTTGTTTGGTAGGATTATC